AGTTGCATTTACTATCAAGCTAACATTGCCCATATCTATTTCGAATTCAAATGATTCGTGAGCGTGGTCGCCAACACATTCCAAGTTGAATTCTAATTTTTCAATCGCGCTAACTATATAGCGTCTGTTTTCTAAAAATTTGTTAATGTCGTACATATTATTTTCCTTTAACAAGTGTATAACTAACCTCACCATTTTTTGTTAATATAGCGACATCCTTAATATATCCTCGCGCTATTCTTACTTTAGAAAACTTAATTTCTTTTACTTCGTTTCCTTCTTTTCTAATTACTGTTGCTTTCATAAAATTTGTTTTTGTTTGTTTGTTTATAAAAAAAGTTCAATGAGGGTTATGGTATCAATCCCAGCTACGTTGTGTCAGATTCGGTGAAAGCTACTATCTCTGTTCTCATCTCTTACGAGAGTGCAGATTGGTTACTGTGTCGAGAAGACCTTGCTTACTACTCACATTGCATAATCCCGCCCCTATTTTACTATCGCTAATTCGCGACAACACTGCGAGAGCGTTGGTTTTCTTTTACTTGCTACTTTAGGAAGCCGCTATGGTGCGCGTTCTGTTTTCCTATAATTTCGGATTTCGTGTGCCAATCCCTCAAAGAACTATAAGCAAATATAGGAAAGTTATTCGGATATTAAACAAAACTTATTAAGAAAGTTTATTAACAATCTAATGTTTATAACTTATTTTGTTTAGTTATATTGTTTATTAATAAAGTTTGCCTATATTTGCTGAATAACAATTTAAACCAATTACTAAAATGGCAAAAAAAGAACTATTAAAACAAGCGAACTTCGCAAGGCTGGTGAATCAATCACCAGTGCGCATCTATTATTTAATCGAAACGAGGAGGCTTCCCGTTACCACTATTGACGGTGTGAACTTTATAGAAGCAAGCGAGGAGAATATAAACATTGCAAAACGTAAAACAAAGTAATATGCTAAAAAGTAAAATTCAAGAAACGCTTGACACGATAGGTAAAATTGATTTCGACATCAGATGGGTGCAGCAAAAGATTGCTAAACAGAATTACAATAGCTTTAAAAAGTCAATAGAGCATCAAGAGAAAATTCAAATGATGGTACTTGAACGACTTAAAGAGAGATACAATAAGCAAGTCGAGAAGTTAAAAATTTACTAAATCAAACAAAATGGAAAACAAACAAACAACAATTACAGATGCCAACATTGAGCCGATCATTGAATTGGTGAATGAAGGCGAGGCGCACCAAGTAGGTGAGCAAACAGAAAGCAATATAACATTGCATCCAGCACCTCAACAAGGCGGTGAACTAAGTACATTCGGTAACAAAGAAGGGTTTGAGCACGCGATGAGAGTAGCAAAGGCTTTAAGTGTTAGCGACTTGGTGCCAGTGCAATATAAGAATAACATTAGCAACTGCCTTATCGCTATTGATGTAGCAAAGAGAATAGGTGCGAGTGAGTTAATGGTTATGCAGAACTTGTACATCGTGCATGGCAAACCTTCGTGGAGTTCTCAATTCTTAATCGCAACTTTAAACGCGAGCCGTAAATTTTCACCGTTAAGATTTGAAGAAGATGAAAACAACGGTGGTAGATGCAGAGGTGTAGCGATTGACTTAGCAACAGGCGACAAAGTAGAAGGTGTTTGGGTAACGATGGAAATGGCTGCTGATGAAAAGTGGATTGATAAAGCTGGTAGCAAATGGAAAACAATGCCTCAACTAATGATGCGCTATCGTGCCGCTGCTTTCTTCACGCGTCAATTCGCGCCCGAAGTATCAATGGGTATAATGACTCAAGAGGAAGTATATGATATTACAGCAATTCAAACTAAACCAGCAACAAAATGGAACACAGCAGAATAATAGTAGAAGCGGAACAGCGTAGCCCTGAGTGGCACGCTGCCCGTTTAGGTTTGTTTACTTCATCGGAAATTTATAAACTGATGAGCGATCCAAAAAAGAAAACGGAAGTACTAAGCGAAGGCGCTAAAACGTACATCATGCAGAAGGTTGCCGAGAGTTTAACGGGAATAGTTGAGGAAGTGCCAGTAAACAAGGCTATGCAATGGGGTGTTGACAATGAACCGCTGGCTAAACAATGGCTTTCTAAAATGCACAACTTTGAAATTATAGAAACGAAGTTTATCTATATCGAAGGTATGAACTACGGAGGTTCATCTGACGGCTGGATTCGTGAGATTGATTCTGCTTTGGAAGTAAAATGCTTGAACACCGCAAATCATTTAATCGAGATTCGTTCAGCAGAAAGTGTTGAAAGCATTAGACAAAATTTAGCAAATCGTTATTGGCAAATTACAAGCGATGCCTACCTTCGGAACGCTTCTAAGTGTACTTTGTGCTGGTTCGATAGTAGAGTGCCGAATGACTTTGGTTTATTCACTAAGACTTGGGACATAGTTCCTGCCGATGTTGAATTGATGCTAACAAAGATTAAGCTGGCAAACGATTACTTTAATGAGCAATTAAATTATTTTACTAAACTTTAATAATAAGTTTGCACAATCAAAATAAAATACTACATTTGAAAAATCAAACAAACGACGTTCTTTCCCCTTAGTTTAATTACAGAACATTAGCCGAAGAGTAATGGATACAATCGGAGGTTAAAAGTGTGTGCGAGATTCATGCAGGGTTAAATTTTCAAACAAACAAAAACAAATAAACATGGATTACTTAGAATTTTTAAAACAGAAACAAAAAAAGCACGTTGAGAGCGGCTTTGAATTACCTGATGATGCACTTAATAAAAGCCTATTTCCTTTTCAAAGGTTTATAGTTAAGAGGGCTTTAAAGGCTGGTAAGTATGCGATATTTGCCGATTGTGGTTTAGGTAAAACATTAATGCAATTAACATTTGCCGAGAAGGTTGCAGAACATACCAATAAACCAGTGCTAATACTTGCACCTTTAGCTGTTAAAGGGCAAACATTAAACGAGGCTAAACGATTCGGAATAGACACCACTAACATAGTAATTCAAAACTATGAGCAACTTGATAATATTGATTGCTCTATTTTTTCGGGTATTGTTTTAGATGAAAGTTCTATTTTAAAAAACTTTGAAGGAGAAACAAAAAAGAATATCATTGATAAGTTTAAAAATACTCCTTACAAGCTGGCTTGCACCGCAACACCATCGCCAAATGACCCGATGGAACTTGGAAACCATAGCGAGTTCTTAGATGTTATGGGTAGAAATGAAATGCTTGCAATGTACTTTGTGCATGATGGTGGTGAAACAGCTAAATGGAGATTGAAAGGACACGCTGTAAAAACATTTTACCAGTTTATTGGTACGTGGGCTATAATGTTAAATAAGCCTCAGGATATAGGTTTTACAATGGAAGGTTATAACTTACCTACTTTGAATATTTTAGAGCGTAAAATAACTACGCCAAAAAGAGATAACGGGCAACTATTTAACGATGCTATTATAAGTGCTACGAACTTTAATCAAGAGTTGAGGTTAACTAAGATTGAAAGAATGGAAGATGCTATTTCATTGGTAAATAATAGCGATGAAAATTTCATCATTTGGATTAAGCAAAATGAAGAAGGTGAATATTTGAAAAAATTAATACCGTCTGCTGTTGAGGTTAAAGGTTCAGATAGTTCAGAGTATAAAGAAAAGATGCTTTTAGGATTCGCAAATAATGAATTCAGAGTATTAATTACTAAGACTAAAATAGCTTCGTTTGGTATGAACTATCAAAACTGCCGAAATCAAATATTCGCTTCTTTAGATTTTAGCTTTGAGGGATTATACCAAGCGATAAGACGTTCTTATAGATTCGGGCAAAAGAATGAAGTAAACATTCATTTAATTACTACCGATACAATGGCAAACGTAAAACAATCAATAGATAATAAACAAAAACAATTTGAACTTATGCAAGACGAAATGAGCAAAGCGATTAATGCTAATTTAAACAATGAACAAATGAAATCAAATGCGTTTGATGTAACAGAAGAACAAAATGAATTCTTCAATATTAAAAGAGGCGATTGTATTCAGTTAATTAAAGATGTACCAAGTGAAAGTGTTGGGCTATCTGTTTTCTCTCCGCCATTTGCAGAACTTTACACATACTCAAGCCACTTAGAAGATATGGGTAATAGTAAAGATTACAATGAATTTTTGATTCAGTTTGGATTCTTAATAAAGGAACTTTACAGAGTTTTGCAAAGCGGTAGAAATGTAGCTGTTCATTGCATGGACTTACCTATACAAAAAGGAAAGGAAGGATTTATAGGACTTCGCGACTTTAGCGGCTTACTTTTAAAAGCATTTAGTGAAGCTGGATTTATTTATCATTCACGTATAACGATTTGGAAAGACCCTGTTGTTGAAATGCAAAGAACTAAGGCGCTTGGTTTACTTCATAAGCAAGTAAAAAAAGATAGTACTATGAGCCGCGTTGGAATACCTGACTATGTAATGGTATTTAGAAAAGATGGAGAAAGAACCAATCCAGTAACAAACACAAATATACCAGTTGATTTGTGGCAAAAAATAGCTTCTCCAGTTTGGATGGATATTGATTACGGAAATACATTGCAAGGTTATAGAAATGGCAGAGAAGAAAATGACGAAAAGCATATTTGTCCTTTGCAATTAGATACTATTGAAAGATTGATCTTACTATATTCTAATGAAGGTGATACGGTACTTACTCCATTTATGGGTATTGGTTCAGAGGTTTTTCAAGCAGTTAAAATGAATAGAAAAGCTATCGGTTTTGAATTAAAAGAAAGCTACTACAACCAAGCTAAAAAGAATGTGCAGAGTGCTGTATTGGAAAAATCACAATCAACACTATTCTAATATGCAAGAACTAATCAAACGTAACTACGCTTCTATTGTGAAGCGTGGTTACATAACACCTGAAACAACAGACTTACAATTCATTCGTAAAATTGAAGAAGAAGTTGAAGAGGCTATTTATGAATCATTACTTAAACGTAAAGGCAAAGAAAACAATTTAGGCGAAGAATTAGCAGACGTTATTTTGACGTGCTTAAATTATGCGCATCACTTCTCAATCGACATCGAAAAAGAACTACTCAAAAAGATTGATAAAAACGAAACGCGAAAGGATTAATT